TGTAAGTGTGTACCAACACCTAATGGAACAGGACAATATTTTTCGTTACAAGATTGTGAAAATGATACAAAAAATTGTTGTAAGCCTAAGCCGCCTACCTCACCTTTGAAGGGTAGGTGTTGTAAATGTAGAGATAAGGTAATGGTGAACCAAACAAGATGTCCTAAGTCTTGTCCAGAAATAAAATGTAAGGGAGGGACGCCACCTACTCAAGGCAATATACATACTGAGAGTAGAAAATTAAAAACCACCAACCCAATTAACGAATCAGATATAAGAAATATGAAAAAATGGTTTAACAGGGTGAACAAAACAGGGACTAATTATAATCCTAGTATAGATTAATGGTTTAATCTAGATTAATAAAATTAACGTGATGACACCATCACGTTTTTTTTGGCTTATAAAAATATTTATATTATATGACAAGAAATTTAATTTTAACTGAAAAACAATTAACCTCACTAATTAACGAAATTGGGGAGGTTATGGTTGATGGCAATATTAGAGGTTACTCTTTTGATTGGGATGATAATATATTATTTATGCCCACCAAAATAAAAATGGAAAAAAAGGAATCTTTAGTGTGGGTTCCGATAAATGTAAGTACTGAAGATTTTGCAGAATTAAGAAATGATTCTGACTATAGATTAACTGACCATGCATTTATGGATTTTGAAGACCCACAAACATTTATTAGTGATGTTAGAAAGGCGATAGAAAATGAAAAATTTGCACCAAGCTTTGAAAAACTTAAAGAATCGTTAATAAACGCTAACCCATTTTCTATTATTACAGCTAGGGGTACACCGTCCCATGCTATTAAAGAGGGGGTTAGAATGGTAATAGGAACCACTTTCACTACTAATGAAGTAGATACTATGGTGGGGAATATAGAAAGTGCTTACCCGTCTACAATAGACATGTCATTAGAAGAAAAAATAGACTTCTATTTGTCAGAAAATGACTACTCAGCTGTTTCTTCTAATGAATTTAAAGAGAAGTTTGGTATGGACAGTAACGCTGATAGACCTGAAGAAGGGAAAAAAATAGCGTTAAGGGATTACGTTAAGAGGGTTGTTAATGGGGCTGAAAAATTAACTAGTGGTGAGTACGATAGATTGACAATAGGGTTTAGTGATGATGACAGAAGAAATATAGATGCTGTGATGGAGTTTATTAGGAATGAACTAAGTATCGAATACCCAGATGTCGAATTTTTCATATATGACACATCACAAGGAGAAAAGAATAAAATTATTGTATCTAAAGTAAGTGAGTAATATTATTTTGCTGCAATCATATATTTATATATAAAACTAGTAAATAATAAAAGTAGGTAATATTTATTAACAAATAAAAAAATTAAAAATTAAAACTTAAAACAACATGGCCGATTTATTAATGAAAATGCCCGTACCTTACGAACCAAAGAAAAAGAATAGGTTTATAATGAGATTTGATTCTTCTTTAGGGATTAACGAGTGGTACGTAGAAAGTACATCAAGACCACAAGTTACAATAGGTTCTGTAGAAATACCATTCTTAAACACATCAACTTATGTGGCTGGTAGATTTGTTTGGGGTACAATTAACGTAACGTTTAGAGACCCAATCGGACCATCAGCTTCACAAGCATTGATGGAATGGGTAAGGTTACATGCTGAGTCTGTTACGGGTAGAATGGGTTATGCGGCAGGATATAAAAAGAATATAGATTTAGAGATGTTAGACCCTACTGGTGTTGTGGTTGAAAAATGGATACTACAGGGTTGTTTCTTAACTGACGTAAATTTTAACGACCTATCTTATAGTGATGAAGGTATGGCAAATATAGCAGCAACATTAAGACCGGATAGATGTATCTTAGTATACTAATTCATTTTTAACATATTAATAAAATAACCCACAATGTGGGTTATTTTACTTTACAATAGTTATTATAGATATTTATGAGTTTTTGTTCACTTAATAAATAAATTTTTATATTATTAATAATAAAACATTATTTAATACAAATGGAAAACTTACAAACACCAGAAATCACACCTAACATCCCATACGATATTGTAGTATTACCTTCACAAGGGATTTTTTACAAAAATAAGAAAAAAACTTTAAAGGTAGCTTACTTAACAGCGGCTGATGAAAATATTCTAACTTCACCTAACCTATCTGAGTCTGGAGAACTTATGGACACATTATTATCACAAAAAGTACTAGATAAAGATGTTGTTGTTAAGAATTTAGCTGAATGTGATAAACAAGCTATTTTTGTATTCTTAAGAAATACAGCTTTTGGGCCTAGTTATACATTTAAATTAGTTGACCCTGAAACTAGTAAGGAATTTGAACATACTGAAGACCTATCAGTTTTAAAGACTAAAGAAATTAGTGTGAAACCAGATAACGAAGGGTTATTCGACTATCTCCTACCCACATCAGGTAAAAAATGTAAACTAAGATTACTATCACCGGAAGACACCAAAATTCTTTCAGAATTAGAACAAAGTTACAAAGACATGAAGATTAAACCAATGGCGACAAAACGATTGGAAAAATCTGTTATAGAACTGGATGGTGAAAGAGACCCTATCATGTTGTCTAACGCAATCCACACCTTACCACTAAAAGACGCACAAGACATTAAAAAGTTTTTAAAATCAGTAGAACCTGGGTTAGATGTTGGTAAAGTAGCAAAATCACCATCAGGTGTTGATGTTCCCTATGACATTAATTTTGGTTTGAACTTTTTTCGTCCTTTCTTCGGGCTATAGGTATGCCCTGTTGGAAGAGATTTATCACCTAGCAAGAAATTTTAATTTTACCAGAGCTGACATTATGAACATGCCAATATTCGAAAGGCGTTTTTATTTAGACAAATTAGTGGAGGAAAAAGAGAAAAAAAATCAAGCAACAGAACAAGCTCGTAATAAAAGTAGAAGGTAAATATTTATAGTTAAAGAACTATATGTTTAATCTAACGCAACAACTTTATATTGAGGGGTTTCTATCACACGGTAAACCTTATTTAGCTTCACATCCAGAACTAGGAGTGCCTTTAGGTATTTTTAATACTTTTGACGAACCAGACCACGCTTCTCGAATTAAATCCATCAAGAAATTAGGACCAAAGGGAAGTAAACTATCTTTAACTTTAGCAAATAAACTAGGTATAAAAAACCCACTACCATCATTCCAAGTCACACTAGAAAAAACTGGTGGTGGAGATATTCAAGTAACCGAAGCGAGTTTTAATAAAGCTGTTCGTGAATATAACAGAAAGAACCCCACTAGTGGTGATAATGGTGGTTGGGAAAGCACTGGTAATGCAGCGGATAGTTTGGGGAATGTTTTAAATGAACTATCTAAGTCAAGAAGTCAAGCTGATTTAAGTATGGGTCAAGCTATGATGATGATGAAATCTATGACCAATGTCTTAAAAGCTGGTAAGTCAGGGGCTGATATGAAGACAGAAGCGTTAGGTACGTACATCCAAATCCTATCCCTTACAGACCAGATGCGTAAGGACATTATAAATGTGATGGGGATGGATGAGGTCTTCATGGACGACATTATTCAAGGAGTTGTTACCGCATCTAGGGAGTTTGCGGGTTGGACGTTAACAGCTAATGACGCGATGGAGTTATTAAAAGATACCGCTGAGGCTACGGGTAGAGCGTTTATATTACCTACCGAAGCGATAGTTACTGGTGCAAAACTACAAGAACTATATGATGTGGACATGTCAAATGTGTTTAGAGAATTTGATAAAATTGGTGCTGGGTCTGTGGAAGCTGTACGAACTACCAGTGAAGCTGTAGCTACAGCAGGAAGATATGGAGCCACAGTTTCTAAATTATTACCATCAGTTTTGGATAATATTGCAAAAATAAACACTTACGGTTTCAAAAATGGTGTCGCTGGTTTATCTGAGATGGTTGCTAAAGCCCAGGTGTTGGGTTATAATTTTGAAAACGCAATGGCAATGGCGGATAAAGCTTTCACACCAGAAGGAGCGATTGAAATGGCAGCACAATTACAAATGATTGGAGGGGCAGCTAGTGAACTACTAGACCCATTTCAATTAATGTATATGGCTCAAAATGATGTTGAGGGACTACAAAAAGCAATTGTAAAAACAGCAGAAAGTGCTGTAACGTTTAATAAAGAAACTGGAGAGTTCGGTATATCACCAGGTGAAAGAATGAGGTTAAAATCTGTAGCTGAAGCTACAGGACAAGACTATACAAATCTTGCTGATACGGCTATTAAGGCCGCAAAAAGAACTCAAGCTATAGGAAAACTGGGTGGCATTCCAGAGTTAAATGAACAAGATAAAGAATTGATAGCTTCAATGTCTGATATTGATATGGATGGAAATTTCTCATTATCTATTGGGGATGATAAAATATCTCTTGATGAGTTAGGGTCACACATGTCAAACAGTACTGTTTTATTGAGTAAAATTAGAACACAGTCGGAAAAAGAAAATATGAATTTAGATGATGTGAATAAAGCTCAACTATCTGTACAAGAAGGTATGGCAGCTAACACAGCAATTATACAACAGGTGTTGACACAAGCTGCAGCGTCTGGGTTACTTGGGTCTTCAGCAAAAGATTTTGCTGGTGAACTTGCTGAGTCTGGATTAGGTAGTTATTTGGTTGGTGAAGGACTTGGGGATTTATTACCTGGTGGGTTTGATTATAATACCGGGGAAGTCGACGCACAAGGTAACCCAATAATGGGGAAAACATTACCACCCGACCAACAAAATCTTATTGGGTTATTAGGTGAGTTTGCTAATGTTGTCCCTAACTTTTTAAAAAAAGTACCTGGAGTGAAAGGTTCGGGTATCCCAACAGCTTTAGACAACGCACAAAAAGGAAAAGAAAAAGGAGGTTATCAACTACCTTCAGGTGGAGCCTATGGGGGCTCATACCCACCCAACGATATAGGTAGTTATCCACCTTCTGTGTTTCCACAAAACCAACAAAACCAAAATGTAGGTAATTCTGTTGGAAATACAATAAATGTTAAATTTTCACCATTAGAGATTATGTATGATGGTAACACAATAAGGTTAACACCAAAACAATTGATGAGTGCGTTAGACCCAACGGTGATACAATCCATAGGAAAGAGTCTAGCTGGTTTAAAGGTTACTACACCGGAAGGTTAAAAATTAAAACATAATCTATTTATAATAAAATACTAAAATAATGTCATTAGGTAAAAATACAGGAGTAAAATATCCGTGGACTCAAGGAGACTTCAATATCTCAATATCAGGTACTAAAGCAATTAGAGATGCTTTACTTGCTAGAAATCTTGATGGTTCCTACTTAAATAGGGGAAACCCAATACCACCTAACGGTGACCAAGAACCAGGAAGTGTTGTTATAACTTCACAACCGTGGGTATCCGTTAAAGATTCTCCATTACCTGAAGATGTTACTGATATGAATGGGATACCTTTAAAAAAGACCCAATTCTTAGTAAACAAATACGGACCACAAACAGGTTATGGTGACCCACTTTCAGTTAATGTTGTAAATTTAGTTACAGAGGCACAGTTGTTATATGTTAGCCCTAACACCTTACAACCACAAGGGTTTGTTCCGGGACTATCATTTGATAACTTAACTTATTCAAACTATACAGCTATAGAAATAATGCAATCAGTTATCAGTAGTAATGGTGAACTGGTTACTATTAATTCTATGATATTAGATGATTCCACATTAATCCGGTCATCGTTCCCATATCTAAGAGATAATTTAGGTGCTAATCTAGCTCAATTCGATTTTAACATTGGGGAGGGTGGTGATGCGAGTTTAAATGTTACCGCACCCCCAGGACAATTAATACCACCAAAATCCGACTACCTTTCTAGATTAGAAGGTGTATACCCACATGACGATTCACCTATACCTGGTAATTATTTTACACCAGTATCCCCATTAGATATTAATAGTATCGTCGGTCAAGGAGCAAATAACATATCTCAGACCAATATGGCAACTCAGGCAGGTAACATATTAAACGGTATATGGAATGGAATAACAAATTCTAACCCATTACCTAATACACCATCAAACACGCCTACACCATCAGATAAGTTTGTTGAGTACATGGGCAAAGACCAACAATCTGAATTATTTGATAGCCTAAACTATAATAGATATAGACCAGACTACTCAAGAGTAGAAACGGCAGCATCACTGGAAGCACCACTAGCTAGTTATTATGTGGGTAGTAAAAATAGTGAACCAGGTTCGATACAATCACCACTCGAGGCTACACCTAGAGACGTGTTTGGGAGACAGGTTAAAGCTTTAGTTTATGGACCTTCAGAAGTCTATAAAGAATTTGATAATGTAGATGGTAAAGCGTTATGGAGGTACTATCAGATTGGCCCATTAGGTAAAGCTATGATAGATGGTGGAACCATTGAGGGTGGGTTTACTTGGTTTGGTAGAAATTCGGTACAGTCCATAGATTCCTCAATGATGTTCTTCTCCACAAGGTCTGATTTAAAACCAAAAAAGAAAGGGTCGTTACTAGATGTAACACAAAAGTTAATAGATTCAGCCCCATCTTATGGTGGAGCAAAATGGAAACACGCGGGTAACGCTATAGACCAAGTATCTAAAGTTTTTAATGATGGTTACAAAAATATATCAAAAGGTTCTAGAGTTGTAGATTTTATACCAGGTGAGGTAGTTTGGAATTGTGTAGAGTATTGTAGAGCTTGGACAAAAGATAGACCATATTGGAAATATAGTAATTTAGTTAAGTCTGAGGGTAATCAGTGGAAAAACACAAACTCAGTTTTAGACTCTACGTTTAATTTAAATATAGCACCTACTAATCGTGATGGTGGTAAATCTACATCTATGCCTGATGGTACTAAGGTGAAAAAATATATGTTTTCTATTGAAAATCTAGCGTGGAGGGGTACTGGTGAACAAAGTAATTTACCAGCTTCTGAAAAGGGACCTAATGGTGGTAGAATAATGTGGTTTCCACCTTATGATATTAATGTTGGGGAAACAAATTCAGCTAGTTGGAGTCCAACACAATTCCTAGGTAGACCAGAACCAATATACACTTATAATCACACCGAAAGACTAGGAACTCTTTCTTGGAAAATAGTAGTTGACCACCCATCAACACTAAACGCGATTATAGATACACAACTAAGGGGAATGCCTGATGCGGAGGCAGATGCGGTTTTAGAATCGTTTTTTGCTGGATGTAGAAAATATGATGTATATGCGTTAGCTGAACAATACCCTAACTTAGGATTTGAATTTATAAATTCAATACAAGTAGCGTTAGTGGGTGGTTCAAAAGACGTTACAACAGATGTTCAATCAGACGCGGAAGATACCGTTTTAGATAACTCAACATCAGAAAAAGACCTAGGTGGTTATCTATCAGCGGAAGAGGCTGAAGAGATAGAAAAAAATCAAAATAAAGACGAAACAGATGCGTCAATTAATGTTGATAATGTAAACCAAGGTAATACAAATGGTACTTTTAGAATTGGGGCTCAAAGTAAAAAAGCGACTATGACTAGTATTATTAGAAAATTATTAGGAGAAGCAAATTACTTTACTTTCCTAAGAGAAGAGTACCCATTCCTATACCAATCATTAAGAGATAATTTAAAGTTTTTTCACCCAGCTTTTCACGCGATGACACCAGAAGGGCTTAACTCTAGGATGACATTCTTATTACAATGTACACGACCAGGTAAAACGATACCAACGGTTACTGAGCAGGGTACAAGTATGGTTGACGCAGATAATACGGCATTTGGTCCACCACCAGTTTGTGTTTTAAGAATCGGTGATTTTTACCATTCTAAAGTGGTTTTTGATTCTATGAGTTTTTCTTATGACGAAAATCTTTTAGATTTAAACCCAGAAGGTATAGGGGTACAACCAATGATAGTTAGTGTGCAATCTAACTTTAAGTTTATTGGTGGGCAAAGTCTTGAAGGTCCGGTCAGTAAATTACAAAATGCATTATCATTTAGTTATTTTGCAAATACCGAATTGTATGATGAAAGAGCCCAACCTCAAACCACACCAGAAGCTACTATGTCACTAGACCAAATAGCTGATAACTTTGTGAACTTCTTTAAAAAACCAGAAGGTGGTACCATAACACCAGAAGGTGAGACTGGTGAAGGGTACCTATCAACTGAAGAGAAAAAAGAAGAAATTACTGAATAATGGCATTAACAGGAGAAACTAAATATAAGATACTATACAACACTTTTTTAAAGAGTTCTAAAGATTATAGTAATTTTATTAATACTGGTTTTATAGATTTATATAACCAAAAAGGACATGGTATTTTAGAGGAAACTTTTAGGTATGTCAGTTATGAATGGGGGAATATAATGAATCGTAGTATAAATTTAGTGGGGTTCCCAGAAAAATCCCTAGAACGACTAGATGAAAAATATAAAGAATTAACAAATTCAATAACAGCACAGACCACATCAATACAACAAGAATTACCATTTGGTACTGGTGAATTGGATAAAGAATATGTTAAAAAAGTTTTATTAAAACACAGTAAAAAGTCCTGGGGGGAACTAAGAAGTGCATTAGTTGAGTTTTTAATAGAATTAAGAGAAAGACAATTAAATTTATCAAATAATATCGATAAATTAAATCTGGTATTTGCGAATGTTGGTGGTTATATAACTGGAAGTTCACATAATGGAATGGTAAGTTTTAATTTAACTACAGGTACTAGTACTACTAATCTATTAAAAGAAGTTTCGGGTACAACTAACACCCTAGGGGTGTTCTGTTCAAATAGTTTCGGCTCTCTTTCACCAGAATATACAAACCAACTAACATACCCCAACGAGTATCTATTTTTTATAAATAAATTAATGACAAATGAAATTGTTAGGTATATGGATTCTCACGATAGATATGGGTACGCTCAAAAGTTAGTTGACTATAGAGATGATGAGTTAATAAAAGACTTAACTAAACCTAAAAAAAAATATAGTGATGGTATAAAAAAAGAAATAATAAAACCATACAGAAATAATTTATTAAAATTAGCTATAACATTTTTAAATTACGACACAAAAAAATATAAGAAATATTTTGACAAAACAGAAATACCAAATTATTTACAACAAGTACAGTCAATCCCTAAAGCTATAGATAATTTTGAAGTTACCTTTACACAAAATAATACTGAACTATCATTGGTAAGAAGGTTTTTTGATTCCACAGTTATGGGTACGAACAACAGTAGTTATAACCTAAAAATAACAAAAAATATAACCATTACATAATATGTCATATTATAATAGATATAAAGATTTTGAACTCAACGGACAACCTAAAACTGTACCTTTGATAGAAATACCTAAAAAAAGTTCGGATAAATATCTGGTGTATAAAGTAGGCCAAAGTAGGATGGATAAAATATCACAACAAATCTATAACACCCCATATTATGGTTGGTTAATACTACAAGCTAACCCAGAGTATGGTGGACAAGAGTGGAATATTAGTGACGGTAGGGTAATTAGGGTGCCGTTTCCATTAACAGTTAGTTTACAAGATTACAAAAGTGAATTAGATAAACATTTCTTATATTATGGCAGATGATATTACTAGTGGTAGTGAAAGTGTTTACACACAACAAATTTGTGACAACTTAATACTAATAGACCCTAATAAGATTGAAAGTGCAGATGGGAAAACCATTGAGGATAGACTTGTTAGGCACGAAGATTTAGTTATTTATATTAATTTAGTAGCAAGAGTAGTTCCTCGTTCTAAATTAATAGACGGAAAAGGAGCTTCAGATAGTGGAGTTATGGTTGACTTATTTAATGGTGAAATAAATTTTTTAAAACCGTTAAATAAAAAATCTTTAGATAGTGATTGGACAGACGCATTTACAGACCCTTCAGTTAATAGGGTAAAACGTGATGAAAATACCGACGATAAAGGACAAACCTTCTATAGTAAAACTATAGAAAACAAAAATGACTTCCAAGGATTCGGAATAACAAATATAGATATAAAAATAAGTTCGTCATTCGTCCCACAAGTTACAATAAACTTTACCGATGTTAGGGGGATGACCCTTTTTGAACAAGCAGAAACCAACACACCATACACAGCTTTTTTTCATTTACCATACCCACAATTTGAACTAACGGTCAAAGGGTATTACGGAAAGGCGGTGAAGTACCAACTAGCTTTAACACAGTTTAATACTAATTTTGACGCTCAGTCAGGAGATTACAACGTTACAGCTACTTTTATAGGTAATCACATAGCAATGTTAAATGATATTAACCTACAACAAGCTATGTTAGCCCCATACCTATACCCAACGGTTAAAGGTAAGACCACAACGGATAGTATAAACTCACCTAGTGGGTTAGGTAGGCAGGTTATGGGGGAGGTGTATGATATATACGAGAAAAAAAAATTAATACCTAAAGACTTTCCTAGATTAACAATATTTGAATTAATAGGTAAGGTGGAGGGGTTTACGGATAATTTAAAAAAGAATTTTAGTAAAGCAGACCTAAGATTTACTAATGACCAGAAAGAATATCAGAAGACACTAATAAATTTTAGAAACGCAATACTTGAGTGGAAGGAAAAGTTTTTAGATAATAAAGGTGGTGGGTTTCCTCTCCCTATGACTTTAGGTTCTACAGGGAACCCAAACACACAAGGTAAGAATGTTGTAGCAAAGGCTTTACCTCTTAAAGTTATAGACGACGAATCTATTGTTAATGCTGAATCTAAATTGAAATATGTGATAGAGGGTTATAAACAAATATTAAGTGAAAATGTAACTTTTGGGTTAAATGGTAGGGCACCTATTAATATAATAAAAGATTTCAGTTTAGAAAATCAACAAGCTAAAAATAATAGCAGTAAGAATAGTAGTAAAATACCTGATGGTGGTAAAGGTTATTATGTTCTTGACCTTTCACCTAAAAGTTTTGGTGGGGTATATGGTAGAATTAAGGAAGAGTTTGACAAAAAATTTAAAGAAATCCAAACTGAATCCAATCTTAAACTAAGAACTATATTCGAACAAAGTTTATCTTTTTACCCTTCTATTAGAAATCTTATGGCTATTGTGATTGGTGGTGTGGATACCTATTTAAGATTGTTGGATAGGGTCCATACACAAGCAATGGAAGAAAAAACAAACCAACACAGGGTAAAGGCTGTTATAACAAATAAAAAAGGGTATGAAGATAGTGTGAAAGGTAGTAAAGAAGTTTTCCCATGGCCACAATACTACCAATACGACGATAACGAAAATAGATATGTTTTAACGTACCCAGGAGCTTCAGGTAGTTTATCAGAAACAAACGCTGAAAATGTGAAAGCATGGCCCGAAGTACATTTTATAGAAGAATATACAAAAGCTATAAATACCAGAACTAAACAAGTCACATTCCCGACATCTAACGAAGTTAGGTATACAAAAGAAACACCTTTATCGGTAAGACAATTTCCTTTTATAACTACACCATATGAAAATAGTGTTAAAAACTTAATTTTGTGGGAAATATTAGATAGAGCACTTGATTTTACAAGTTACGCGGGAATAACCGGATTTAAATCCAAAGTAACTCAAATCACAGAAACAGTTTTGGAGGCTGGGGATAACGATAGTAAAAATTTAATGAAAGCTGTAGAAAGTGATTACGATTTACAAGAATTTTTTAAAGATAACAATCTTGATTTTAGCTCACTATTAACCACACTAATAACTGAATCCCCAGATAAGTATGCCTTATATCTTAGGGGGTTTGTTAACACACAATACCTTAACCCTATATCCACCAAGCCTTACGACATAACTGGTACAAATTATGGGTTATACCCAGAATCTAGTGCTAAAGACATATTCACTGAGGGTGGTAAGTATTTAAAATACTTAACATTATTTTTAGATAGTAAAAAGACCCAGGATTGGTGGCATGATTTTTACCCATTTAATTTAGTTAATATAAATAATTTAAAAAGTAAATTATCGGACTCAGCTAACCTAACAAATGAAAAGTTTTTCCAAATAGACGTTCTACAAATGGGTACACAAACCAATGTCTACATGACCAGTCCAAATAATGAAGACAGTAAATCTTTTTACTTTAGTAATCTAAATTGGGACTTAAAAACTATAAACGGAGAACTTAGAACGATTGTAGAAGGTGACCTAGACTACATTAGTAATTTTAAACCAATAGTTGATTGGGACCCTTGGAATACTTTTTATAAAACTAAAGAAGATAGTATAGAATTACAATCTTTAACAGAAGGAGTGAACTACACTTCAGACAGTTTTGACTCACAAGTAGTATCAATGTTAAACACACCTTGGTTTGCAAATGCTATCTATAAAGGGTTTGTAAATGAAAGTACGTCAACAACAGCACCATATGCTGAGGCAGCATACTTATTTTTAAACTCTTTACCGTTAACTAGTACTTTAGAAAAAATTATAACTAAATACGAGGGTAAACACCAGTATGGTGCGTATGTAGCTCAAGCAATAAAACAATTAGCTGGTTACCACGAATTACCATATGCTTTTATTCTTAAAATTGGGTCACTTTGGTGGAATTATAAAAACGGACAAGGTCCTGTAGCTAATAGTGTTTTTGGTGGGTTAGGTGCGGGTGATGGTGGTGGATTAGGAAATGACGGTACCTTGAGATGTGGTGAGTGGTATGTAGACCAAGCATACGCAAATGGTTTTGGGTTTTATGATTATTCATATAATGGTAATATAATACCCGGATTAAACACTACTGAGGTTACACTTGGATTTTGGCCTAGATTAATGGATGTTGTGCACACAGTGGTTACTGGTAAGAATATTTTACCGGGTGTTGGTAGTTGGGTCCCAGTAGCGGACGTAAATGCCATGTTTGTTGGTGTTGTCAACATTGACCTAGTTAAAGAAGAAGGTCTTTTCTTCCATAAGGGTGGGTTAGATTATAATTTTTACACAACTTTTATAGATTCAGCTACTATTGGTGGTAAGGGGTTAGACGATGTAGATGCTGCCACAGACCCTTATTATATACTATATCCTTCTACGGGTGCATTGGTAAATAGTGATTTAAGTTTTATTGGTGACAATATAAACACTGCTGGGTTTGATGGTAGTGCAAGATTTTTATGGGCAGGAGCAGGTTACGGAGCTTTTGACGTAACTCAACCAGGTAGTGTACCTCTTAAGTACGGTGCTATGTATGGAAGGGTACCAGCAAGTCATTATACAAAGAGAATAGACACACTAACACCACAACAACAAGCTTGGAATCTAAATAATACAGATAATAATAACACATCGTATGATGATTTTACAGAACTACTATCTGTGTTTCCTACCGAAGTGTTGGATGAGTTTGAAAAGCAATTTCTAAACTTTTCAGAAACAAAAAACCCAGACGCGAAAATAGTGGAAGGTCAGTTCACAGAGTTTAAAACAATTTTTAAAGAGTTAATGATTGTGGATAAAAAGAGTGTTAATGGAGACCTAAAGGCTAATCCCGGTAACACCAACCCAACACATAAAACACAAGAGATTGCGAAAGCACAATATAAAAAGTTTCTTAATATTGGTAAGGTATTCTTAAATCAAAACATAATTTATAAACACGGGTCAATAAATGGTTGGGATACACTTACGTATTTAAATGCAGAACCCGTTTCTACTAAACAGTTAATTTTTAATATGATAGCTGATGGGGAATTTATTGATTTACCACCATACGACATTTCAATATACCCAACACCAACAGCCACATTTTTAACGGCAATCGCCCAAAACGTAATACCATCTGTTTCGGTAGGTGATAATACACAATTTACAAATGCGTCTAAAATATGTTTTGACTTCTTTGTTAACTTTAACATATCACCATCACTAGTACAACAATTTGCGCCCATTTTAAAACAGTACCTTACTGAAACTTTTAGGACAACATCAACAGCCACTAATGGTATAACCAAGAGTGATTTTAAAACTAGAATGCGTACATACTTCGATAATATAGATTCGTATACCAACGCTTATTTGGGTAAATTTTTTAACTCACTAAAAAATATAGACACTAGGAAAGGTTTAAATGGTGGTACAGACCAAGACGGTGATGATAGACCTAAGGTAGTTTCAGACAATTTAAAATTAGAACTATACCAAGTGTTTAAAACATTTAATGATAAATGGATAGCTGGTACTGATGTGCAAAATACTGAAGTGGGTAAACCGTCGTCTACCAGTACTAGTAGTCTACCTAATTATAATACTCAGTTTGAGAAATTTATGTTTCTAGATAGAACTAATGCAGATATTGGAAATGATGCGGTTATTGACATATATCAGTTTTTAGGGTTAGATACGCCATTCACAGATAACCCTAATACTTCTGTTAAACAAAATATAGGTGGTTTTGTAAGTCATTTGTGTAGTAAAAACTTTTTTAATTTCATACCACTACCATCTTATGTTAATTTTTATAATATAGAAGAACACGACACTAAAGGGCAAGGAAATGCTATGTTTGGAGCGTTCAAACAGGTTGACTACACACTATCCTCACCAAAATACCTCTGTCAATATATTGGCCCACCTTCCACCAGTTTAGATGTTAAAACTCCTAAATATGGTTATAATAATGATTCTTTCGTCCTAAATAGAGTTAGCCCTAACCCACTATGTCAAGGAGTACCAGAAACGGAAGAAGAAAAAAATCTAAGCAATAAAGTGGTTGCTTTTGCGGTAGACTTCGGAATACCAAACCAAAATGTTTTTGAGAGTTTATCGTTAGACCAGTCAGAATTCCCTAATACCAGTGAATCTTTTAGAATTCTAGAAGACATGGGTAAAATGGCAAGTGGGTCAAAAGTTTCCACCAACTCGCTTAACTTATTTAATTTATATAAATCTAGGTCCTATAAGTGCCAAGTAACGTCTATGGGTAACGCACTAATACAACCTACCACCTACTTCCAACTAAGGTACGTCCCTATGTTTAGTGGTCCATATCTTATTATGGATGTTAGTCATAGTATAACACCTAATGATATGACAACAACATTTACGGGTGTTAGAGTGGGTATACCTAGTTTGCCACAAATAACAGACCTAATAGCTTCAATACAAGAGACACTACTTAAATCTATGGACGATGATTTAGGTGATGAGGAAACAATCCCTAACCCAAACGCGTTGGACCCATTCGATTTAACACCACCAGAAGAGGTAAATTTGGTATCAGTTGAAGATGATATAAGTACACTTCCTTTCGCTATGGTAGACCCAGTAACTTTAAGTAAAATTAATAAACCACAATCAAATCAAGAATTCTGGGTAAAAAGAAATGTAGTCAAAGACAATAAGATAGTTGGGACTAAACAACATAAAGGAATAGATTATTCACCTAAAACAGAATACCAAGGAACAGATATAGATTTACTATCACCAGTGACTGGTGTGATAATAACCAAGAAGTCAGGGTGTATAGCTGGTAGTTCTGAGACCGCTAAATCATGTGGTGGTGGTTATGGAAATACTTTATTGATACAAAAAACACTAATAGAAAATTCAGATATTTCTTCGTATGTTGATGGGGCGGTAACCAGGTACCAATTTAGAATAGCACACATAAAAGAGAAAACAATTACTAGTAGTGGTGTGGGCACTTCTGTAAGTAAAGGTTCTAAAATAGGTGTTATGGGAACTACAGGATATTCGGACGGTGTGCATTTACACTATGAGATACTTAAGTACCAACTAGACGCTAATTTGAAAGAACACAAGTTTTACCTAAACCCAAATCAGTTTAGTAGTGAGTATTTAGAACCTAAATCTTAAGTTTAAAATTTATAAATAATTAACTTAAAAGAATTTAATTATATTTCACAATATTTATATAATAAACAATACGATGATGACAGAAAATTTAAAACATAAAATAGATAATTTTTTAGGAAAAAATACAAATGTTGTTGAGAGGTCCAGTGCTGTAGATGGTGAATCTAAAGAGGTCTGTGACTTAGATACGGGTATTTGTTATACTATTAGAACAAGAGATGGCTTGATAGAAAGGGTGGATAATGAAACCAGAGTCAATAGAAAAGTACGAGTAGAATCACCTAATGGAGACGTAAAACAATTATTAAATGGATAACTTAGAAAAAAATCTACAAGAAGAACTAAAAAGATTTAACCAAATAGGGTATAATTCTATAAACCTAGAGGAACAAATGTTAGGTGGTGTAGGTGGTGGTTCTGGGTTTATGTCAAAACAAGGTGACTCTAACAGATTGAAACAATTTCAGTCAAGACAGGTAGAAATGTCTGAGCAAGAAGACCCAGAAGTACCAACGGAAGAAGATGAGATGTCTTCATTTGCTGAGATGGGTGTTGGTGATGAAGCGGTTGAGGTTGATATAGAATCTGAGATGGGTGCGGACACAGCAGCACCAGTAGCGGACGCAGAAGCACCAGTAGCGGACGCAGCAGTACCAGCAGCCGAGGAACCAGTAACAGTACCAGAAACACCAGAAGAAACTGAAGATACGACAGAAATTGAGGTTGGTGATTTAATTGATAAACAAGAAACCTTAGAAAAGAATACAGAAGAAACTAATACTAAGTTAGATTCGTTAATGTCTATGTTAGATGGTATGGAACAGAAATTAGCTGGGATGGACCAACTCATGACTCAAATTAGTAGTCTAGAAGAAAAAATAGAAAATCAGAGACCAAAAAGTGAACAAGAAAAATTAGAAATGAGAAAAATGGATTCAGGCCCTTTTGACCAAACACTTTCAGATTTTTGGGATGATGGACAAGAAAAGTTTGAACAACAGGGTAAAGAAGAATACATACTTAGAACTGATGATGTAGAAAATTTTTCAGACGCTGACATGAAAAAGAGCTTTTATTAATTAAAAAAATATACTATATTTAAAGCCCTTATAGAGGGCTTTTTTTATTTAATTATTTTACCGAGATGATTGACAAGTCCAAATAAGTTAGTTATTATTATCTAAGAAATTAACCATTAAATAAAAATAAAACATTATGAGTTCGAGCCTAGACGCTGTATTAGCCCAATACGAAAAAAACAAACAAACAACTTCTTCAAAACCGAGAATGTCGGATGAAGACAGATTAAAACAATATTTCACTATAGCACTCCCTAAAGGTGTTAAACAAGGTGAAAAAAGAATTAGAATACTACCAACAACAGACGGCAGTTCCCCATTTAAAGAGGTGTTTTTCCATAACACACAAGTGCAAGGTAGGTGGATGAAAATTTATGACCCAGGTAAAGACTCTACCGGTAAACCAACAGGTGATAGAAGTCCGTTAAATGAAGTGGAAGAAGCTTTAAGGTTAGCTGGTGATGAACAATCAAAAGAATTAGCAAGGAGTTATCGTTCACAAAAATTTTACATAGTGAAAGTTGTTGATAGAGATAAGGAAGAGGATGGTGTTAAGTTTTGGAGATTTAAACATAATTGGAAAGGTGACGGACCAATTGATAAAATTATACCTATTTGGAGAAATAAAGGGGATGTTACTGATATTAATGAAGGTAGAGATTTAATTCTTATATTACAAGCAGTTCCATTACCAGGTGGTAGAGGTGAGTATACTACAGTATCTTCTGTGATGTATGAAGACCCAGGAACCCTATCGACAGACCCAGCTCAAGCGAAAGATTGGACTTCAGATGAAAGAACATGGAAAGATGTATATTCTCAAAAACCAGTTGAATACTTAGAGGCTATATCTAAAGGGTTAGACCCAGTTTGGGATAGTGAATTGAAAAAATACACATACGACGACCCAAACGCTAAAACAAATAGTACTGTAGATATGAGTTCAACAAGTACTTTGAAAGACCCACAAGCAAACCAGAAAGCGGACGAAGACTTACCATTTTAAATTTTAACAAATGGCATTAAAAAAAAGAAGTTTCGCGGACATTAAGAGTAAATTCTCTAAAAAAGCTAAATTTAAATCAGATAAATTTTTTGACCTAGGGCCGGAATTCCTTGACGCGACAGGAATACCTGGTCCAGCAATGGGTCATTTACAAATGTTTTTAGGACATTCAGATACTGGTAAAACTACAGCACTTATTAAATCAGCTGTTGATGCCCAGAAAAAAGGAATATTACCTGTAATAATGATAACCGAACAGAAATGGGGATTTAATTACGCAAAGTTACTGGGGTTTGATTGTGAAGAAGTGGTAGACGAAAGTACTGGTGAGGTAGACTGGGAGGGGTTCTTCCTATTCAACAACGACTTCGAATACATAGAACAAATTACAGATTATATAAATTCTTTATTAGACGCTCAAGAAAAAGGTGAGTTAGACTACGACTTATTATTCTTATGGGATTCAGTAGGTTCTATACCGTGTAAAATGACTTATGATGGTAAGGGTGGTAAAATGCATAACGCAGCTACCTTAGCTGATAAGATTGGCATGGGAATCAACCAAAGAATAGGAAAATCTAGAAGAGAAGATTCAAAACATACAAACACACTAGTGGTGGTAAACCAACCCTGGGTAGAACTACCAGACAATCCTTTTGGCCAACCAAAGATTAAAGCAAAGGGTGGAGAAGCTTTATGGTTAAATTCTACATTGGTTTTTAGATTTGGAAACCAAAAAAATGCTGGCACAACAAACATTTCAGCAGTTAAAGAAAAAAGAAAGGTTAAATTTGCAACAAGAACTAAGATAACTATTATGAAAAACCATGTTAATGGTTTGGGGTACGAAGATGGTAAAATCTTAATAACACCACACGGATTTTTGGCGGGTAAAGAACCCTCTGAAGAAAAAAAATCAATAGAAAATTATAAACAAGAACACGCTACCTTTTGGTCCGAACAATTAGGTATTGGTGGTGAGTTCGACACTAAAGAAGATAAAGAAAATGGGTGAAATAAAAATAGGGGATAAAGTTAAAGTACACTATGTAGGTACTTTTAAAGACGGTACTGAATTCGATAGTTCAGTAAAAAGAGAAACACCACTAGACTTAGTTATAGGTGAGGGTAAAGTGTTATTAGAATTTGAAAATACTATCAGAACTATGTCTGTTGGTGATAAGAAAAAAGTACACATCCCTTGTGAAAAAGCTTATGGTGAGGTTATTAAAGAAGCGATAACAAAAGCACCTAGAAATGAATTTCCTGAAGATTTTAGATTTATAATTGATGAAAGAATAAAGGGTGATACAAAAAGTGGTAAACCCGCAACTGCTGTAATATTAGAAGTCACTAGAACAGAGGTTACGTTGGATATGAATCACCCATTAGCTGGTAAAGATTTAAATTTTGAGATTGAACTTCTAGAAATAGAAAAATAGTATTTAACCCTTTAAGTAAAAAAAATTGACTAAAACTCTTCTTGTTGACGGAAACTCATTATTACAGTTAGGATTTCATGGATTAAAAAACTTCCAAGACAAAAACACAAATCTTGGAGCTGTTTTTTATTTTCTAAATACTATAAAAAAATTAATAATAGAATATACCTTTAATAAAGTTGTAGTTACTTGGGACGGCCCAAAAAACTATGAAAGTAGAAGGAAGGTTTATAAAAACTATAAAATTAATCGAGCAAATAAAAGATTAAATGATGAACAAACAGAATCACTATATTCCCAAAAAGTAAGGACACAACAATACCTAGAAGAAATTTTTATAAGACAATGTGAGTTTGCGGGTCATGAAGCTGATGACTGTATAGCTTTTTATTGTTTAAATAACACAAATGAAGAAGTAACAATCCTATCCAACGATAGAGACCTAACCCAACTAGTGTCTGACAGTGTTAATTTAAAACTTTTAAATAACCCAGATGTTGTTAAAAAAGGTGATAAAATTAAATTTGAAAAACATTATATACCAGTAGAAAACATAAAGGTTATTAAAATCATATGTGGTGATTCTTCTGACGATATAAGTGGCATAAAAGGTGTTGGGATAAAAACAGTTATAAACACAGTACCTGAAATATTAGAAAAAAGTATAAATCTTGAATATTTTTTATATATGTGTAGAGATAAATACCTTAAGGGGGAAAGTAATTTTAGAGTTAATAATATAGTAAAAGGAATCACTAAAGAAGGTGAGTTAGG